CCGCAACTGCGGTACCTACGGAGGCAAGTTTTCAACAATGCCCAAGAGTATTTGCAGACCGCTGAAGGGGCTTATATTACTGATACCCTGCAACTTCCGAGCGGAGAATAGCCCAAAACCGCACACATCCCCAAGGGGTCGGCCTAACCGCTGACCCTTTTTTTTTGCAATCTTTGTGCATGCAGTCAGCAGACACCATCATACTGGACCTCTACCGAAGCGGCGAAATCCGAAAAGCCTGCCTCACCATCACAGGGGGCGACCCGCTTTGGAGGGATTTGGAGCAGGAATGCGTGTTAATCCTATTGGAGAAAGACCCCGCCAAAATCCTGCAAATACAGGCGCAGGGGTACTTCAAGTTCTATGTGGTTCGGTTGCTGCTTAACCTGTACCGAGGCAAGAACAACCAGTTTGCCCAAAAGTACCGCCATCACGACTTGCTTGAAGAACTCAACCCCGATGCCCCCATATCCCAAGCCGAGTACGATTCGCTGATGGATGACCTTTGGGCCATTGCCGAGGCGGAAATGGACACATGGGCCAAGGACGGGGCGTTCCCGTATGACAAGGAACTGCTGAAATTGCACCTGCGGACGGGGAACATGAAGAAACTTTCAAGGGACACGGGCATACCGTATCGTTCCATCATTTATTCCATTGACCAAGCCAAGGCCAAAATAAAGGCCGCAATACAAGCACATGGACACGCTGATATTTCCGCTGCTGATTAGCAGTTTGACCGCCCTTGCAATCGCTGAGTATCATGTCCTCCCGCAGGTCTGGTACAAGACCTGGTTCGCCAAGCACAAGCCGTTCTCCTGCGTCACCTGCCTCACATTTTGGGTTGCGGTGGCCCTGACCTTGCCTACTTGCGGTTGGGTCCTCGCTCCTGTTTACGGCCTTGCATCTGCGGGGCTTACGGTTGTCATCCTGCAACTCACCAACCGATGACCCACCAACTGCACCACGGCGACTGCCTTGAAGTGTTGCGGTCCATGCCCGATTGCAGCGTGGATTCCATTGTAACCGACCCGCCCTACGGGTTGTCCTTCATGGGCAAAAAGTGGGATTACGATGTGCCGAGTGTGGAGGTGTGGGCCGAGTGCCTTCGGGTCTTGAAGCACGGGGGTCATCTTCTTGCATTTGCAGGAACGAGGACGCAGCACCGAATGGCGGTGCGGATTGAGGACGCAGGCTTTGAGATTCGGGACATGATTGCTTGGGTGTACGGGTCGGGGTTCCCGAAGTCGTTGGATGTGAGCAAGGCGATTGATAAGAACAATGGCGAGGTCGGAAGATTGCACAAGTTTACCGAGTGGATGCGCACAACGGGGCTATCTGCAAAACAAATCAATGACGCAACGGATACCTTTATGGGTTCGCACTATTTGACCGACAAAAGTCAGCCAGCCATTCCTACCCGTGCGTTGTGGGCAAAACTGCGACCTTTCTGCGGTGTTGTACCTGCTTGGGTTGATGAACTGGTTGACCGCATAGAAGCCGAGCGTGAGGTGGTGGGGCAGAAAATAATAAACGGTGAAGAAGGAACGGCTGGAGGATATAAAAACGGTATAGCCTCAATACAAGGGGCAAACATTTCTATAAATCGCTCAATAGACATCACAATAGCCGCCACCCCCGAAGCAAAGCAATGGGAAGGATGGGGGACTGCACTCAAACCCGCACTCGAACCGATTACGGTGGCTCGGAAGCCCTTGATTGGCACGGTAGCCGAGAACGTCCTGCAACACGGGACGGGTGCGATTAACGTGGATGGGGGAAGGGTGGGGACGGAGGATGATTTAAGCGGAGGCACGTATGGAGGGGTTTTTAGTAGTGGTAGCAGGAATCCTGATGGAACCTTATGCAAGGCAATCGGAAGTGGGGACAAAGGCCGCTGGCCCGCCAACTTCATCCACGATGGGAGCGAGGAAGCCACCGACCTGCTTGGGGCTTCGGCTCGCTTCTTCTACTGCGCCAAAGCAAGCAAATCGGATAGGGGCGAAAACCACCACCCAACCGTCAAGCCCACCGACCTCATGCGATACCTCTGCCGACTTGTAACCCCGCCCAACGGAATCGTCCTTGACCCATTCAACGGGTCAGGGTCCACGGGATGCGCTGCGGTTTTGGAGGGCTTCCAATACATCGGGATTGAACGGGAGGCAGAGTACATCGCCATATCCGAGAAACGCATTCAGGCACGCTCTAAACAAGTGCAGGAGCAACCCAAGCAACTGACCCTCCTATGACACAAGCGGAATATCTCACGGCTCAAAAGCACCGCCATTATTGGGAGCAATACCAAGCGGCCCTATTCATGCGGCTGACCCCCGAAGCGGTCCACGACTTGCAGACCATCCTTGTGGCCCACGGCAGACCGAATACAAATTGGTGGTGTGCGGACTGCGTAAAATCGGCACTTCAATACATTTACGAACAGGCGGACCAATTCGCCCAAGCCAACCACCACACCGTTACCCATGCCATCAACAACCCCAATCCGTGAACAGTTTGAAACCTATGCCGACTACGGCGAAGGTGTCCGCAATAACGCCAAGCGGGGGATTGAACTCAACGAGCGGAACGGCAACAAGTGCGCCACGCAGACGGGTAAAGTCCGTGCCCAGCAACTCGCCAACGGGGAGGGGGTATCCCTTGCAACGGTTAAGCGGATGCACTCCTACCTTTCACGGGCTGAAACCTACTACGACAACGCTGACAGTTCCAGCGACTGCGGCTACATCAGTTACCTCCTTTGGGGTGGCAAAGCGGCCCTTGGCTGGAGCAGGAATAAACTACGAGAACTTGGCGAACTCGACTAAAGCACCCAACGAAGAAGCCCAGGTCCAAGCCCGCATGGATTCGCTGATGATGGTCATCACGACCCTCTGCGACTGCATTGGTGCGGTGGAGGAATCCAACTCCCCGAACGCCTTTGCGGTGAAGATGAAAATCGTGGACAAGATTGATTCGCTCATTGACAAAATAGAATACTGATGCACCCAACGAGGATATTCAAGACCCCCGAAGACCTTGGGAAAGCATGGGCCGCCTTCAAGGAGGATGTCAAAGCCCAAGGCGAACAATGGAAGCGGGTGCAGTATGTCGGGAAGGACGGGTTGAAGAAGGAAGACCCCGCCAAAGTGCCGCTGACCTTGGAGGGGTTTAAGCGGTTTTGCCGCAATAATTACGGGGATGTTCAGCAGTACTTTGACAACAAGGACGGATATTATGAGGACTTCGTGGTTATCTGCCGTGCGATTCGGGAGGAAATCCGAGAAGACCAAATCATAGGTGGGATGCTCTCGTTCTACAACCCCTCCATCACGCAGCGGTTGAACGGGTTGGTGGAAAAGCAGGAAACCAGCGTCACCATCGAGCAGCCGCTTTTCGGCGATGGAGTTTAAGTACACCACCGCCATCAAGAAGATTCGGGCGATGAAGGCCCGAAAGAAAGTCATCCAAGGCGGGACAAGTGCAAGCAAAACATTCGGCATCCTTGCGGTCCTGATTGACCATGCGGCCCGTTATCCCAAGTCGGAGATTTCGGTGGTCAGCGAATCCGTCCCTCACCTACGCAGGGGTGCGATAAAGGACTTCGCCAAGATTATGCAATGGACCCATCGTTGGGTTCCCGACCGCTGGAACAAGACCCTCCTGCAATACAACTTCGCCAACGGTTCCACGATTGAGTTCTTTTCGGCAGATTCCGAGGCCCGCCTCCGAGGGGCAAGGCGGCAAATCCTCTACATCAACGAAGCGAATAACATCGACTTCGATTCCTATTACCAACTCGCCATCCGTACAAGTCAGGAGATATACATCGACTTCAACCCCACGCATGAGTTCTGGGCGCATACCGAGGTCTTGCCCGAATCCGATGCGGAGTTCCTGATTCTCACATACCAAGACAACGAGGCTCTTCCCGACACCATCCGCAACGATATCGAACTGAACCGTACCAAAGCCGAAACGAGTGCCTACTGGGCCAATTGGTGGAAGGTGTACGGCCTCGGTCAGGTAGGAACGCTACAGGGGGCCATCTACGGCGATTACACGGTGGTTGAGGGTATTGACCCATCCACGATGAAGTTCGTCGCCTACGGGCTTGACTGGGGGTTCAGCAACGACCCTACGGCCTTGGTCGCCGTGTACCGCAGGGGTGACGACTTGTTCGTGCATGAGTTGCTCTACCACCGAGGCCTGACCAACTCCGACATCGCCACCCGCTTGAAGGAGTTCGGGATTACCCGTGCTTGGGAGATTGTGGCCGATTCAGCAGAGCCAAAGTCCATTGAGGAAATCTACCGCCTCGGCTTCAATATCAAACCCGCAAGCAAGGGACCCGATTCGGTCAGGCAGGGGATAGATGTGGTCAAGCGGTTTAACCTTCATGTGACCAAGGATTCCGTGAACCTGATAAAAGAACTCCGCTCGTACACTTGGGCCACGGACAAGGACGGCAAGGACACGGGGGTCCCGATTGATTCCTACAACCACGCCTGCGATGCGCTCCGCTATGTGGCCCTCAACAAATTGGCCGTGAGCAACTCGGGGAAGTACTTGGTGGTGTAACTTTGCGTAATTAAACCCCCATAAAATGAGCAACTTTTTCACAAGATTGATTGATGAATCCACAGAGTTAGAAGACAAAATTGAAAAGTTAAGGTCTTTTACGCTTACCCAACAATTTAACGATTTAAACGAAGCAAACAGGGCGTTGTTGATTTTGCAGGGCGAAATCATGAACAGTTACTTTACCTGCCTACAAGAACGGATTCGGTTAAATATGCCTGCTTACGAGGCATGAACCTCGAATCCATCCTTGACCTCGCCTTGGCCATCGGTCGGGTCGTGCTGGCCTTGGTCTTCATCGGCTGCATCTTAACCCTCCTCATGCAATGAAACTAAAAATTAAATTTAATCCTTGTTTTTTTGGCCATAATTGGACAAAATGGGAGCAACAATCCGTTGAAATGGGCACCCTTATTAATGGCAAATTAGTTAATCATTTTAAAACCATTCAACTGCGGACTTGCAAGGATTGCGGTTATATGCAAAAACAAGACCTTAAATCCCTATGAAACTCATCCACTACTACCACATCTATTGCGGCGGCGGCGGCCAATGGCAGTTGATAATGCACCAGCACATGATGGCCCTGTGCAATTACGGCTTGATTGAGCAGTTGGACGAGATTCGGGTGGGCATCGTCGGTCCACCAGAGCAGCGGAAGTTGGTCAAGGATATCTTAGACAACTCGCTTGTGGCGGCAAAGGTTAAGGTGGTTGTCACTCGGACAAACGCATGGGAACAAGCGACCCTCACCGAGATGTACAAGGCATCGCAAACCGAGGATGCAGCCTACCTGTACGCTCACACCAAAGGCAGTTCCGACCCGTCCCTCATCAACCAACTTTGGTGCAGGTCCATGATATTCTTTAACATCGTCGCTTGGGAACGCTGCCTTGCAGAACTTGAAAAGGTGGATGCGGTCGGAGCATACTGGCTGACCAAGGAAGAGTTCCCCCAAATCGCTGACCACAACAACCCCGACGGCTACCCCTACTTTGCGGGGACTTTTTGGTGGGCCAAGTCAAGCCATGTGCGGGAACTCGGAGAACCCGTGCGTGAACACCGCTGGCAGGCCGAGCATTGGATTGGAAAGCGGGAAGGGATGACCGTCTACAACTCCTGCAAGGGATGGCCAGCGCCCGATAAGTTCGTTATCACTTTTTAGCCATGGCCAAAATCCCCGTCATCATCACCAACTTTAACCTCTACACTTGGCCCAAAGCCATGGTCAAGAAACTGATGCGGATGCCTGGGGTCGGACCCATCCTAATCGTGGACAACGATTCAACCTACGGTCCCACGCTGGAATGGTACGAGCAGTTGAAACTGGAAGCCAACGAGGTCGCAGTCATCCGAACGGGGGGCAACTTCGGCCACCTTGTGGCATGGCAGGCTCAAATCCCGCAACAGTTGTTTGACATGGGCTACCCCGACTACATTGTAACGGACCCCGACCTTGACCTTTCGGCCTTACCCGATGACACGCTCCTGCGGATGCGGGAACTTTGGTACGACCTGCCCGAAAAGACCTACATGTACGAGCAAGAGGAAGGCGACCCGTTTAACGGTGTCAAGTTCTCGGTCAAGGACAAAATCGGGCTTGGCATTCGGACGGACGATGTACCTGCCGATGCCCTGTTCTTTCAGCAGGCCGAACTACGCTACAAGAACCAACCCTACTTCAACGACCTGCAACTTGCACCCGTTGACACGACCTTCGCATTTTACCATCATCAACGGTATCAGCGGGTGGTCATCGGAGGGGCGAGGATGGTCGCACCTTATGAGTGCAGGCATCTTCCATACTACCTGACCGCCGAGGACTTGAATGCGGACTGGGAGTTCAGGCAGTACCTTGACAAAGCCAACCACGCCAGCACCGCCAAGAAGATTGCGGACGGCCTTCAAATCTTTTGACCATGCAACGATACTGCAACGCCATCCGAACCGCAGGAATAATTCCAACGACCGTGCTTGAAATCGGCTCACGGGATGGACACGATGCGAAGGCGATTGCAGACCATTTCGGTGCGAGTTCCGTATGGGTCTGCGAGCCAAACCCAAGCCAAGCGGATTACATCGCCCAAGCCTATCCCAACTTCAACCTAGTCCGCAAAGCCATCTACAAGCATTCAGGCAAGTTGCAGTTCATCCAAATGCAGGGCAGTCCCAACGAGGTGGGGACATCGTCTTTGCTTGACCGTTCCTACGACAACCTCTACGCCAACGCCAACAGGATTGAGGTAGAGGCTATCACGGGTGCGGAACTCCTTGCGATGATTGAAGGCCCGATTGGGGCTTGCAAGGTTGATGTGGAGGGTGCGACCCTTGAAGTCCTGCAAAGCATGGGAGATTCCATCCATCGGGTGCAGACCTTCCACCTTGAATGCGAACACGAAGAAGTTTGGGTCGGCCAAGCACTCTACAACCAAGTCGCAGCGTTTATGATTGCGAAGGGATACGAGCAGGTGGACTTTGACTTCGTGATGCCTGGATTGCAAAGCGATTCTATTTGGATTAAAACCATCAACCCATGAAACTCCAAGACCTGACCATTGACCAGTTCCAACGCATCGCTGCGCTGGAGTTCAGTCCTGTGCTGACCGATTACGACAAGCGTGCAGGGGTCGTGGCGATAGTGGAGGGGGTGGATGTATCGCTCGTCCGAGAAATGCCCGCCAAGGGGCTAACCAAACGATACAAGACCATCATTGCGGAGTGGAATGAACTGCCTGCCCTTGGGTACAAGAGGCGGTTCAAAGCAGGCGGCAAATGGTGGATTCCAACGGTGTTCACGGATGAGTTGACCGCTGGGCAACTGATTGACCTGATGGACACGGACACCACGGACGAAAAGAAACTCGTCCAAAACCTTCATCGCATCATGGCGACCCTTTGCAGGGAGGGCGGGTTCATGGGATGGTTCCCGAAGAAATACGACGGGGCAAGTCATCAAGAGCGGGCCGAACTGTTCAAGTCCCACGCCAAAATCGGGGATGTTTGGGGGGTGGTTAGTTTTTTTTTGCTAAGTTCCGAAAGTTACTTGAAAATTTTGAGCGACTATTCACGGCACCTGACGAAGGGGATGCAGGCCCAGTAACTAACCCCCTTGCTGGCTACGGTTGGCTGATGGTCGTGTGGCGGATGGCCAACAAGGATGTGCTGAAATTTGATGCCATCTTCGCAATGAAAGCGGTGGAGTTTCTCAACTATGCGCTGCTCATTCACGACATCTTGGAAGCCGAACGCCAAGAGGCAGAGCGGATGCGGAGGCGGTAGGACACAATTTCGGTTGCTGGACATTTACCAGCATGGAGTTTGATGTATTTGTCGGCGGGTCAGGGAAGAAACTGACCGACTTGCAGAAGGAAGCCTTGGCCGACTTTGGTGTAAGCCTTGCGGATGGAGCGATTGAGAACAAGTCCTACGCTTTGGTCACGAAGTGGCTTGAAGGGGTAATAAAATTGGCCAAGCAAAACCTCGCCAACGCCAACGCCATTGCAAGCGATTCCCTATCGGCAAGCATTGACATCAAGCCCATCACCCTGACCGACACTTCCTTCGTGGTCGCTATTGTGGCCAACGACTATTGGAAGTTCGTGGACCTTGGTGTCAAGGGTGCGGTCAGCAGCAGCCGTGCGCCAAATAGCCCGTTCCAGTACAGGGACAAGCGGCCACCTATCCGACCCATCCAGGAGTGGATTGCATTCAAAGAAATCCAACTGGAAGGCCGTGACAAGAAGGCCGCCAACCGCTCCTTCGCCATCAACATCGCCAACAAGATTCGGCGGGAAGGCTTACGGGCCACCAACTTCATGAGCAATGCAGCCACCAAGGAAATGGTGGATGTGCTAACCGAAAATATCGCCGAAGTCCTCGGCAAGTCCATCAGCGTCGCAACCGTCCGATAACCCATGTCCATATCCGTATTATCAGGGTCGCCCCTTGTGGCCACGCCCGTTTACAACAAGATGCTCTACAAAGTCAGCGGCTCGCTGATTGCCCAGCCGAACTACCGCTATGTCTGCGATGTCAAGAACCCCGCAGGCACGACGCTAGCAAGGCTGAAATGCGACAAACTGCCCACCACCAACTTCGGATTCTTCGATGTGCAGAAAGTGGTTGAAACCTTGATAACCCCGACGAAGCCGTCACTCACGCAGACGGGATTCGTGGACCATGCGGGGTTCTATTCGGGGTACAGGTTGGACTTCACCCAAGAATACGGGAACACACCTGTGGTGACAGGAGCAACCACAACGGTCAGCGGGGTGATGGCATTTGCAGGAAACTTGGAGCAGTTGGAATTGGCTGACTGGAGCCTTAGCCCGTACTTCCGCATCGGTAGCAGTTTCAATTCGGTCCGACCGCTGACAACCCCTACATCCTTCACGGTGTACCACGGGGGCAGGAATTTCCTTGCCATCAATGGGACCAGGTACACAACCGTATCACCCAACGACACTTGGCTCGTATCGGCCCAAGTGAACTACAAGGGAACGGATTACAACTTCGCCGTAACTCCAAGCCTTTCGGGGACGACCGACTACAACATCCAACGCTTTGCTTGCGGACCTGCAAACCTATCGGGAACCATTACGGCATTGAGCGGAGCGGTTGAGGGCGATTCCTACACGGTGCAGTTCTTGGGGAATGCTGGCCTTGGCTCGGTGCAGACCACCTTTACCTTCGGACCCTGCCAGCGGTTCAACTCCATCCCCGTCCACTTTGTGAACAAGTACGGCGGCATTGATTCCTACACCTTCACCATGAAGAACAGGAAGCGGGCCAACATTGAGCGGGAGGTGTTCGGGTACAACTCGGATGTGTACGCTACCACAACCTACAACAAGGTTTGGGCAGGGTCGTTTGACTATGTGTACGCTTTGAATAGCGACTGGCTGACGGATGCCGAATCCGAATGGCTCATCGAGATGGTACGGAGCGGGTATGTTTGGTTGGAACTCAACGGAACCCTTGTGGAAGCGGTGGTCAATGCGAACCAGTATCAATTTGTAACCAGACGGAACGACCGCTTGACCCAACTGCAAATCGAGATTGCGGTGGCCTACGATAATAACATCCTATGAGCGTCACGCTGATAGCCTACCCGACCGCCAACTTCATCGACGATTTAACGGCGTGGAACAACTTCAACACCCGTGCGACTGCCGATGGAGCGGATGCGGTTGAAGCAGCCTGCTTCGACTGCCTCTACCTCCGCTTTGCGGGGCTGAATGCCATGCCCGAACTCGCCTATGTGCTGGACACCATGGGCGGCACGGACATTGCCGTCACCTATTCCATCGGGGACATTGAAGATGTGACCAAGCAGCGGGGGTCGTTCAGCAAGACCATCACCCTCCCCAACACCCCGACGAATCGGGCCTGCTTTGCATACGCATACAACATCCAGTCCTTCGTGGGTGGATTCCAACCCAACAAGCGGATAAGAGCCGCCATGTGGGAGGATGGGGTGCAGGTGTTCAGCGGGGTGCTGCAACTGCTCTCCATGTCCAAGACCAAGGGAACCGTCACCTACGAGGTGGGCTTGTTTACGGACAATGTGTCCCTGTTCAAAGCGATTGAGGGCAATATGCTGGTAAACACCGCAGGCGTGACAGGTATGAACCACACGCCCACCAGCGGCCATGTGAGCGGTACCTGGACGGCATCGGGTGCGGCATCAAGCGGGTATGTTTACGGGGTTGTGGATGCGGTCGGATTTAGCGACTTGACCCAAGGGAACCTGGTCGCAGGGTGGTGGCAGTTGGGGCCAAGCATCTATGTCAAAAAGATGGTGGACCTCATCTTCACCCAAGCGGGATTCAGGTACTCATCCAACTTCTTCAACTCGTCCCTATTCAACAAGTTGGTCATCCCATACGCAGCAGGGACCATGCCCGTCAACTTGTCGGGGTCCAACATCTTCGCCCAAGCCACTGGGAACACGGCGAACTTTATCAAGGGCGCAAACCAAACGCTCGCATTCCCGAAAGACACGCCTGCACCGTTCTACGACAACCCAGGGTATTGGGTTGCATCATCCAGCACCTTCGTCGCTCCTGCACTCCCGACCCGTTGGAATGTGGATGTGACCTTGAATGTCAGCGGCTCAATTTCATTTAGCGGGAGTATTCGTTGCAATATGTCAATCCGAAACATCACCAATTCAACGGATGTGTCGGTAATCAGCAACATCACCGCAAGAACTCAAAACCAGTTCACGGTCCGCTTTGAAAACATAACCATCCCCGCAAACATTACCGCCAATGTGGGGTTTGTCATTACCGCTGATACGGTTGTTGCAACCCAAAACTTTAGCGTCCTTTCGGGGGCAACCGTGCAATGGACTTGCTTGGAGAACCCGTTGGGTATCGGGGTGCTGGATATGCGGACGGCTATCCCTGCCGATGTGAAGCAGAGCGACCTGTTGCAGGACTTGCAGAAGATGTTCAACCTCCAATTCATGCCTGACCCCCAAGACCCAAGGCTGATTTACATCGAACCTTGGAAGGACTTCTACACTTCGGGCGTGGTGGATTGGTCGCAGAAATCGGACGAAAACGCAGAGCAGGTGCTGACTAACGGCGACCCAAATGCCTACACCAACATCGTCTTCAAATACAAAGACATGGGGGATTATTTGTCCAAAACTTACAAGCAGTCCTACCCCTTGGCCCGTGAAGGCTACGGAGGGCGAATCTTCAACACCTCTAACTTTTATGGCAAAGGCGATAAGGTCGTAGAAACCCTATGCGGCACGCTCATCCCCGCATCGTTCGCCTCGGATAAGATTCTTGGCCGCACTTGGGATTTGGAAGGCACTCGGTTGAGCGGAAGCATCAAGCCCCTGCAAACGGGCTACCGAATCGCACAGTACAACCGCATCACGGGGCAATCGCCTTGGCTCTATTGGTTCGGTCTTGAAGAGGACGGGTTTGCTGCAACAACCCCGATAACCGCCCTGCCCTTCGTGTCCCACATTGACAACCCCTACGCCCCGTCGGTGGACTTGGCCTTCGGGCAACCTCGCTTGGTGTACTACAACGCCGTGAACGCAAGCGGGTCGCCGTTCGCCTACACCAACAACAACCTCTACAACACCTACTGGCTCAATTACATCAACGAAACCGTATCGCAGGAAGCCTTGCAGTTGGAACTCACAATGCTCTTGTCAAGCGTGGACATCTACCAACTTGACTTTCGCAAGCCGATATACTACGGCGGCATCCGTTGGCGGTTGCTTGAAATACGGGACTACCTGGTCGGGCAGATGAAGCCTTGCCGTGTAACGCTCCGACGCATCCTCAACCTTGCCGAGTTTGCTGCTACAAGCACGACACCGATTGCAAACGACCCATCGGCCCTGTTCAATGGTCCGATTGACCCCGACCCTGTTGACCCAGGGTATGAACCACCCGTAAACCCCGAACTACCCTCCGAAGGATAAGATATGGCAGATGTAACCAAAGAAATTGTACTTGAGGTTGGCCTCAAGGATTCCACCGCCGCTGGCACGACCAGCGCAAAGACCCGCTTGCGGGAATTGCAGAAGACCCTTGCGGACATGGCCCTCGCAGGCCAAGATGGGACCAAAGCATTCCGTGAAATGGAGAAAGAGGCGGGAAGGCTGAAGGACCAAATCGGGGACACGCAGCAAAGAATTAAGCAACTCGCATCCGATACCCGAACCATTGATACCTTCGTGAGTGCGGTCCAAGGTATCACGGCGGGATTCCAAATAGCCCAAGGAGCGGCGGCACTATTCGGAGCGGAGGAAGAAGAACTGCAGAAGTCCCTTGTCAAGGTCCAAGCGGCGATGGCCCTCGCCAACGGGGTGCAACAGGTGGCCAACCTGCTGAACAAGGATTCAATCTTGATAACCCAAGGCCAAGCAGCGGCCCAAGCCCTCTACGCCGTGGCGGTGGGAACCAGCACAGGAGCGATGAAGGCGTTCCGCATCGCACTCCTTGCAACGGGTATCGGTGCAGCAGTCGCAGCCGTTGGTCTGCTTGTGGCCAAGTGGGACGAACTGACCGCAGCGGTTCGTCGGTTCCTGAACTTGCCCGACCCCAAGCAACGGGCAGCGGAGCAAGCCATAGCCCTGCAACGAGAGGAAGCGCAACTGGAGCAGTACCGCCAAGCGTACGATAGGCATACCGATTCACTCATCGCTGCTGACAACAAGCGGAAGGCCCAACAGGAGCAACGCCGCAAGGAGCAGGAGGAAGCCACCAAGCAACGCCTGCTGAAACTCCAAGAGGAAAACAACGCCATTATCAAGTTCGTGGAGGACTTGAACCTTACCCTCTATGAGATGGAATTGGACCGCATCATGAAGCAGGACCAAGCCCAAGAGGACCAAATGCTCCGCAGGCGGGATGCTTATCTTCGGGACATCCGCTTGCGCAACGATGCCGAAGCCAAGTCAGCAGCGGGGCAGGCGCAAAGGGAAGCGGACCTCGCCGCCCTTCGCGAGAAATATGTCGGGCAGTCCTTCGCCGTTATTGGCGACATCATCCAAGCGAGTGCAGGCAAGAGCGAGGAAGCCCAACGGCGGGCGTTCAATGTGTCCAAGGCAGCAAGCATCGCCCAAGCCATCGTCAGCACCTACCTTGCCGTCAACTCTGCCTTGGCTATTAAGCCCACGGAAACGGTCTTCCCAGGTCAGCGGTTCGTTGAGGCAGGTCTTGCCCTTGCCGCAGGTCTTGCGAATGTGGCCAAGATTAAAGCGACCCAATTCCAAGGGGGTGGAGGAAGCGCAGCAGGTGGTGGCGTGATGGGTGGAACGGCAGGTGCAAGCATGACCCCACCGCCCATCTTCACTAATCCGCAAACGACCAACCTCGGAACGGGCGACCTGTCATCGGGCCAAGGTCAGCAGAACCAACCCATGCGAGCCTATGTCGTAGAGCGGGACATCCAGCAGACGACCAGCAGGGTGCGCCGCTTGTCCGAATTTGCAACATTGGGCTAACTGCTACATATCCCCACATGGAACTACCCGTATATCGGATGACTGTGGACGAAGTGGACGAAGGCGTGCAGTTTGTCGCCCTCGTTGATATGCCTGCGATTGAAAAACCCTTCCAAGCCTTCGCCAAGACCCCGCAGCGGTTCGCTGAAACAGGAGAACGCAGGGTGCTGA